ATGCTCACGGACTGCAAGCGGACCTGGACCATCAGCAAGCGCATCTTGACGACCGCAACAAAGGTGTTCGATACGGCCTGTGGTTTGATGCTGATTCCTGCAAATCCCTGTACTGGCATCAAGATGGACGCACTGTTCGGCAGACGCCCCCCGGTCAAATCCAGAACGATGCTCACGACCCAAGACCTACGCACCCTCCTGCGAGGTGGCGTCGATTTCATTGGTCGAGAGAATGCCCTGGCACTGCTGATTCTGCTGGCCACCTGTGTGCGCGGCGTTGAACTTGTGAAGGCAAAAAAGGAGCATCTGGACCTTGACGCTGCCACCTGGTGGGTGCCCGATGAGAACGTGAAGACTCGGTCCGGCTTCCTTGTTCCCCTTGCGCCACCCGTGGTGGATTGGTTCAGGGAACTCCTGGTGCTGTCCGGCGAATCTGCCTTCGTGTTGCCAGCCAGACGCAAAGACAGGATCGCCCTGCATGGGGACACGCATGTCGGAAGAACGACTCTCTGGGCAGCTATCACCCGCGCCTTTGAACGCGGTGAGCTGGACGTCACCCGCTTTACAGTCCACGATACCCGCAGCACGGCGAAGGGGCACTTGCGGAATATGGGGATCTCTCGGGAGATATCTGAAATCGCGCTGAACCACAAGCTCAAGGGCATGGAAGGCGTCTATGACGTGCGCGAGGACATCCCAGAACGCCGCCTCGCGCTGGACCAATGGGCCAAGTTCCTTATGGAGTGCGCGAACGAGACGCCACCCGACCCGAAGAAGCTGCCGCGTTTGCGCCTGGTCGCGTGATCACGATTCGAGCTTCAGGGCGGCCAGTTGATCCGCCGGCAGCAGGGTCTCCTCCTCCGGCTTTTCCGCTCCGCTCTGAAGCACGCCAAGCGGCGGCAGCTTGATCAGCGCGTCGGCCTGGGCGGTCGTGCCGTGCAGCCAGGCATCCCAGTCGCCAGGCTCCAGCATCACGACCCCGCGCTTTTCCTTGCCGGGCCGGTGCATGAGCGACAGCACCGGATGCGCGTCTGCGGGCTGGGTGATCATCGTGTAGTTCGGCACCAGCTCGCCCGTCTCCGGGTCCATCCATTCGCTGTACAGGCCGGCCAGGGCCGCTGGCTGCCCGTCCGCGCGCCGGAACGACCACCACACATTGCGTGACCCGAGGCCCCAATACGGCTCGACCCACGACTCGGCGGGGATCAGACAGCGCTGGCCCGCGCGCCATGCCGGCGCAAACGTCCAGGACTTGGCCAACGTCTCACGGCGCGCGTTGTTCGTGCTCATCGGCTTGCCGTCGGCCGTCATGGGCCGCCGCGTCTTCGAGCTGCGCGGGATCATGCCCCACTGCCCAACTTCAATCTCGCCGCCCGGCTTGACGTACGGGCCCAGCGCCAAGGGCGTGACATGCGGCTTCCACCAACGGTTCGGCGACTGGCGCCCCAGGGCGAAGGCCCGCTCGATCTCGGTCTCTCGCGGCGACTGGTATCTATTACACATAGGGCCACCTCTTCACTGGCCGCTCGATTGCAGCCTTTGCGGCAGCGTAACGCTGGCCCAGCCAACTGGCCATAGGCGCCAGCGCCGCGTCGATGCCAGCACGATCTGGGCAGCACAACCATGTCTGCGGCCATCGCCTCAGATCGCCCTCATCCCACTCCAAGCCCCTCAGCAGCATTGACCCATCTTCGCGCATGCGCAGCATCTCAACTTGCCCCAGCCCGCGCGTGATGGGCCCCGAGCCTCCAGGGTCAACGATGTCTACACGGTCGTTTTCATATGCCCTGGTGGTAACCAAGAGGCCGGTGACGCAGTGCACGCTCCGCAGCATCGGCACGGACAGGTAGACGCCGCAAAAGCGTAAGCGCAGCATCGTCGTGCGCCAGCCCGCCTCAACTTGGCCCTGGCGCTCTCGCTCGCTGCCAGGCGCACAGCCCTCTGAGCGATATCGGCCCGGCAGATCGGGCAACCCTGATTGATCGTGGGTCATGACATTTTTACTGTATGGATGTACAGTTATTATGCAAACCCGATCTCCAGGAGGTCCAGATGATCACCCCGCCGCCATCCCCGAAATTCGCGCTCCTCCGTATGCCTGAGTGGTTCGGCGTGCCCGAACTGGAGGCCCTCCCAGCGCCGCCGGAGGCCTATCGGATCGTGGAGGCCCAGCCTGGGTGGTTCGAGGTGCGCGGGCCGGGTGGCACGCTCGTGTATAGCGGCCTCGGGCCGGTTCAGATCCTTGCGGCCCGCGATGTATGACGATGACGACCCGCTGAACTGCCTGCACCCCACAGTGGTATGGCCATCGGGCTGGGCGGCGGTCTGTGGGCAGGAGATCCTCCCGCTGGCCCCGGAGTGCTACCGGGTTGTGCACACGGCTCCATGGTGGTCCATCGTCTTGGACCCAGAGGGCAATGTCGTGTACCGCGGCTTCGGGCCTGTCAGCGTGATCCGCTCGCCTGCGCCATTCTGATTCGGGTCACGGGCACAATGCCGGCCATGATCGACCCCACAAATCCGAAACACACTGTCCACCAGCGCGTCGTCGCCGGCTTCATGGGCCACTGGAAAGCACACGGCAGCGACAAGTACCCCCAGCGGTTCAGGTTGCCGCCCGAGGAGCTCTATCACCTGGACCATGTGATGCACAAGGGCGAGCACCCGGGAATCATGTGGGGCGTGCCGCTCGAAGCTGACCCCGCGACGAAAGGCGAAATGGTCGCAATCGACGGCTCAGTTGTGTCGATAGCGCCGGCTGACCCGGCGCCTGCGGCTTAGGCGCCAGCCGCAAGCTTGTCGCGCAGCCGGAAGCCCAGCAGTTCCCAGACCTTCTCCACGGCCTGGGCTCGTGCCTCTTGGCGGCCTCGGGCGGCGTCGTGCTGCGCCGGGTCGATGGCGCCGTAGTTGATGCCGACCACCTTGGTGCCGTTCTTCAGGACCAGCACGCAGAAGGTCAAGGCACCCAGGTTGCTGCTCTTCCAGACATCGCCGAAGTCGTAGGGCTTTGCGTCTGCATCAGGATGCTTGGCGCCCTGCTCGGCGGTGAAGTAGTGCTCACGAGCGATCTCGGCCTCGATGTCAGCTGGAGTCACACGCGACGGGCTGCAGCTTGCATAGTCGGCGTCCATAGGAATCCAGCCTTGCGTCGCACCTGCTTCAGCGATGCATTCGCGCGAGTGGCGGCCGTCTGTCGCGCCGCAATAGGCCCCCTTGCAACTGACAGCCGATACGGCGGCCTGCACCTCCATGGCGTCCAGTGCCTCGCGGATGTTGCTGCCCACTCGTTCGCCCGCGTAGCTGGGATTGGCCACCAGAGGCCCCATCCCGTGCGCCATGGCCAGCTCCAGCTCCTGACGGTGGGAGCGCTCGCGGGGTTCAGGCGGCGCCGGCTGGCTGGGCACCTGGAACGCCAGGTTGATCTGCGTGGCACAGAACAGCAGGACCAGGAAAGCGCAGACGCCCACGAAGACGGGCAGTGCGGCACCACTGGGAGACGCTCCCACCTTGTAGGCGGCCAGTGCCAGCACGGCGCCCAGCACCGCGACGGCTGTGGCGATCATCTTGGGGGTGGTATTGAAGGCGAATTTCACGGGAATCTCCAATGTCCGGCAGCCGGCCGGTGCGGGCCGGCGGGCTCAGAAATTGGCGATGCGCTCGCCCAGGATCGTGGACAGCTCGTGCATCACGTCCAGCTGTCGGCGCAGGCGGGCCTGCTCGTCGGCGGGCAGAGCGGGAAATGCGGCGTTCTCGCGGATGAACGTGTCCAGGCGGGTGATTTCCTGATCGCGCTCCATCTTCTCGTCCAGCACGCGCTGCTGGTGGGGCGCCAGCTTGCTCGCGGGCGGCTCGGGCATGTCCAGGGCCACGCGGACAAAGCAGTCCTTGGCCTCCAGCAGCTTGCGCATGCCGGCGCTTTTCTCGGGGCCATCGGGCAGCTGCTTTTCCAGCAGCTCGGCTAGCAGGCCCACGGGCTTGCTCACGGCCTGCAGCTTGGCCGGCAGGTGAGCGTGGGCGAAATACTTGATGGTTGTGGATGCCATGTCAGTGGTTGGGGGTGGTGCCTGCGGCCGGCAGGCTCGGGGATGGGATCACGGGCCAGGCGGCGCCGAGGGTTTGGACATCAGCTGCGTGCCCTGCAGCCTTTGCTGCCATGTCCCCATACGCTGCGCGGCAGTCTTCAAATACGACTCCGAGGGCAGTGGCGTACTCAAGGACGGCAGCAGGGGGAGCGTTGGCAAGTCGGCGGGCGGCATCTGCGGATTGCTCGCGCAGGCCGTCAGCCACAGAGAGCAGCTGGTCAAGATCACGGCGCAGCAGCGCCTCGCGGTCACGGGCGGCATTGAGGGCTCCTTGGTATTTGGTGGTCATGGCCTTCTCGGCCTGGCGCATGCGGGCGTCGGCCGCGCGCTGCGCGGTACTGATGGCCAGCTGCTGGGTGGTGGTTTCCAGCCGGGCCTCGGCCAGCTCGGCGCCCAGGCGCGCGCCCTGGAACTGCCATGCCAGCACGGCGGCCACAGCGGCAGCGGCCACATGGGTGTAGAGAGCGGGGATCACCGCCCACCCCTCCACCAGTACCACCACATTGCCCAGAGGATCGGGTTCATGGCCGGGCCTCGCAGTCGTAGCCATTGCGACGCTGGGCCGCGCATGCGGATGCCTCGGCGCGCTCGCGGGCATCGGGCACGCCGCAGCGCTCCAGTACCTGCCCGGCGCTGACATACCAAGCCGGCGCCATCTCGGCTTCAGCGGCAGCAATTTCGATCACGCGGCAGGCCTGGTGCGCGGTGCCAGCCGGGACCACGGTGCAGCCGGCCAGTGCAAAGCCTGCGGCAATCAGGAGAGATTTCATTGGGCCTCCATGCACGCGGCGTGCCGCGCCTGCTGCCGAGTCCAGACGCCGCGGCAGATGCGATTGCCCGGCGTGCTGCAGTCGTAGCGCCAGCGCTTCGGGCGGCCTGCCGCGTCCCACTGGTATGGTTCCCAGCCCGGCCCCTCGCGCTTGGGGCTGGTCATGAAGCGATAGCCCAGCAGGGCCTCGCAGGCAGGCGCGAATTGCCCGGCCAGCAGCCGCGTGCGCATGCGACTGGTGCGCCAGGCGCCTATGCCGTACTGGTAGGTGAAGTCCAGGTAGAGGTCGTATTCCGCCTGGTACAGGGCCACGCCCGGCAGGCTGGCCCTGAACATGGCTTCGTCCTTGGATGTGTGGCTGCGCACCAGCTGCAGCGCTCGCTCGCGCGTGATGGGCGGATCGGACATCTGCACCGGCGTGCCGTCCTCGTAGACCGTGGAGCCGTGGCCGATGGTCGGCCGATCGCCCTGGGTCGGGATGTGCGGGTCAGGCCGGAAGCCCTCCACGCCCAGCGTGGCCAGCAGCCCAGCCGCCGAGATGGTGAGCGCGGCAACGGCGGTGCGCGGGGTCTTGCTCATAACGCACCCATGTCGGTTGTTGATTGCTCTGGCTCTTCACAGGCGGGCCGGAAGGGGATGCCAGTCTTGCGCATCAACTCCATGCGCAGTGCGCGCTCTGCCGCTTCGTCACGAGCCTTTGCCTCCGACCGTCGATCGGCCTCCCGCCTGTAGTACCAGTTCACCAAGGTGCCCAGAAGCGCAATACAAATGCCCAGCAAGCCTATGGCCTGGGAAGAGGCGAGCCAGCCGAGAAAGCCGACGACAGCCCCGCCGCCGGTGGTGCGACTGCCTGCCGTTGCGAGCGTGTCGAGGGTTTCAGTTTTCATGGCCCCGATGATTCCGGGGCCGGGCCGCGCTGGCGAACCCTACACGGGGGCCGCAGACCAGCCGGCCGCGACATCGATCTGCGACAGCGCCAGGGCGTCGTCGGCCGCCGCATCGATCTGGTCCTCGATGCGCTGGCGCGTGCCCGTCAGCAGGCCGTGCACCTGCCGGTACTTGTCGTCCTTCTCGCGGATGCGCTTGGCCAGCACCAAGCGGTCCAGCCCACGCGCCAGCGCTGCAGCATCGATCCAGGGCGTGGCCGCCGCCGGGTCAGCCTCCAGCGCCCTCGCCTCCTCCGTCTGCACGGGCCAACTCTCGCGCTCGCTCAGGGGGTAGCCTGCGGCGATCACCTGGATGTGCTTGCGGTACTCTGCGGCCAGGGCCAAACGCAGGCCCGCCGCGATCTC